CACTTTAAGAACCCGGCGATGCCGTCGGTCGCAGTGACTGCCGACGCGGCGATCAAAATCGCGTCAGCGCGGCAAAATTTCGCGTCTACGGACGTCTTTGCAGAAATGATCGGATTCGATCAGGCAGATATACGCAGAATCAAAGCTCAGGAGCAGAGGGCGAGAGGGCTCGCAGTCGTGAATGAGGTGAACAATGGCTGAATTGGTCATCACTGAGGAGATGATCGCCGAGGTTCAGAGCGAGTTCATCACCAGACCGATCACGCGGGAGACGGCGGAGGCTCTGATCTATTTCCGAAACACTCCGAACGCAGTGGTCCAGATGCCCTATGCAGAATGGGATGCTTACATCAAAGCCCTACGGAAGATGAGTGATAAAGCCGCGCAGGATTTCATCGCGGCGGTCAACGACATTCGCGGACCATGGCACGGCGTAGGACTCTCCAAGATTCCGCGCGACGAGTTGATTGACTATGCGTACGGACTCGCGACGAAATACGGTGAGGGGTCCTCAGCGATCGCGGCGGAGTTCTACGATTTGACCGCAGAGTTCAGCGGGGCGGACATTCCTCCTGCGATCCCGGCAGAGACCGCGACGATCTCGGAGACCGCGAAGGTTGTCAACGGGACGATCAAGTCGGAGAACGTCGAAATCGTCGGAGACGCCATCGGTCGATTGGTCAAACAGGCGGCGGCAGACACTACGACGCAGAACGCGGCGAGAGACAAGGCTGAATGGGCATGGATTCCGCATGGCGTGACCTGTGCCTACTGCATCGCCAAAGCCGCGGCAGGGTGGGAGCGAGCGAGCTTCAAAGCTCTCCGGGATGGACAGCATGCGGAGCATATACATCCTAATTGTGACTGCCAATATGCGGTCAGGATCAACGGCTCTCCGAGGTATGAGGGGTATGAGCCGCGCAAATATAAGAAGATGTATTACAACGGCGAGCCGACCGCAAAGGGGAGGCTGAACAAGATGCGCAGAGAATTCTACGCCGAGCAGGCGGAGAAAATCCGCTCGATGGACCTCGACGAGGACCTGCTCCACATCGCAAACGCCAACAATCAGGGGCTTTTCGATGTCGACAAACTCGACAAATAGCGACAAGACCACGGAGAGGCGGAAAAACATGCGAGCCGATACTGAACAAAGTGATACGTCTCAAACCCGCATGGTTAAGCGATTTCTATTTTCTTGAGACGGGTGCATACAGTATCGACTGGAGACAAAAATCGATTTAAGACCCCTTTTTTCGCGATTTTTGGCATATGTGCAAAATGACGGAGAATTGACAGATGATCATCGCGGTCGACTTTGACGGGACCCTCCAATTGAGCGACGGGAGCCCGAATCGGGACCTGATCAACCGACTCAGGACCCATCAGCGGCGCGGCGACGTCGTCATCCTTTGGACCTGTCGAGAGGGTCCGCGGCTTTTCGAGGCGATCCGATTTCTCCGGGCGTATGGATTCTTCCCTGACATGGTCAATCGCAACTGTCCGCAGGGAATCAAAGCCCTCGGACACGACTCGCGCAAGATATACGCGGACGTCTACATCGACGATCATAATTCACGGTAACTCAGGCGACCCAGTGGGTCGTCTTTTTTGTCCGGAACGACGTAAAACTATCAGCCAAGCGGAAGCGACCCGCGTCATCAAAGCGTAGGAAGGAGAAGCAAATGAAGAGATCAGATATCACTGCGGTATTCCCCGAGGCAACGGACGAGCAGATCAAAACCCTGATGGACATCCACGGGGCGGACCTGAATCTGGCGAAGGGAAACGTCAACGAGATCAAAGAGCAGTTAGAGCAGGCTCAGGCGACAATCGCGGAGCTCCAGTCGAGCACGGCGGTCGATGACCTCGCAAAGATGACGGAGCATGCCAAAGCCCTCCAGACGGAGCTCGACACGATGAAAGCGGCAGAGACCGTCCGGACCCTCAGAGAGAAAGTCTCGGCAGAGACAGGGGTCCCGATGAAGCTCCTCACGGCAGAGACGGAGGAGGAATGCACTGCGCAGGCGGCGTCGATCCTTGCATTTGCAAAGCCTGGGAAATATCCCTCGGTCCCCGATGGTGGGGAAGTAACACAGCTTGAAAACAGGTCGACGAGAGACCTTTTCGCCGACTGGATCAGTAAACAGTAAAAGGAGAATTACAATGGCAGGAATTGCTACAAACAGAACAAATATTGCCCTTCCCACAGAGATTTCGCAGGAAATCATGCAGAAGACGCAGGAGCAGTCGGCGGTCATGCGCCTCGCGCGTCAGATTGCTCTGCCGGGTCGTGGAGTGACGATCCCGGTCATCACCGGAGACCCTGAAGCGGCATGGGTCGATGAGACCGCCGCGAAGCCCGTCTCCAATCCTACTCTCGGCACTAAGGTCATGCAGGCTTACAAACTCGCGGTCATCGTGCCTTTTTCCAACGAATTCAGGCGCGACCTTGCGAGCCTTTACGATGCCCTCATCGCTCGTCTCCCGCTCGCTCTGGGCGCGAAATTTGATGAGACCGTATTCGGCAACGCAACGGCTCCCGGCAACAACTTCGACACTTTCGCGGCGGCGACGGCTCAGGCGATCGGCGGAGCGAATGTCAACGCATACGACGGCATCGTCGCGGCAGATGCTGATATCGCCGCGCACGGCGGCATCCTGAACGGCTTCGTGCTGTCTCCTCAGGGCAAGGGCGTCCTTCTCGCGGCTAAAGACGGCGATGAAAGACCTCTGTTCATCAACAGCGTCGCCGAGGGCGCGATCCCGATGATTCTCGGCGCTCCTGTCGTCCTTTCCAAGGGCGCATACAAGGCAGGGACTCCCAACATCGTCGGCGTGGCGGGCGACTGGACTCAGGCGATGTACGGGACTGTCGAAGGCGTCCAGATCAGCTATTCCGAGGACGCCTCCCTCACGATCGGAAGCACGCTTACATCCCTGTTTGAGCACAATATGTTCGCCGTCAGGGCTGAGATCGAGGTCGGATTCCGCGCCGACGTCGCATGCTTCAATCGCTTAACTACCACTGCCTGATGGTGGAGATGATCAATAAGATTTCCGGGGCGCAGATGTGGGTCGCGGAATCTCGTGTCGATGAGTATCTCGCGGCGGGTCATAAACTCGCCGCGGAGCCCGTCCCGGAGAAGCCCGCAGAGCCGAAGAAATCAGCAAATAAGAGGAAAAAATGATGGCAATATACGCAACGGTCGCAGATGTCCAGAGCCGCATGAATCGGACGCTCTCAGCGTCAGAACAGGCGATGATCGGGACGCTCCTCGAGGATGCAGGCGCGATTATCGATGCTTTTGCTCCGGATGCGTCAGATGGCGCGAAAAAGCTCGTCTCGTGTCGCATGGTCATCCGACAGATTGGAGACGGTGAGGACGACGGGATCCCTATCGGCGCTACTCAAGGCTCGATGTCCGGTCTCGGGTATGCGCAGTCGTGGACGGTCGCAGGCGGCGGGGCATCCGGTGAGATGTACCTCGGAAAGCTCGACAAACAGCTTCTCGGGATCGCGAACCGTGTCGGATCATACAGCCCGACGCAGGAGCTCGTGCCTCAGGAGGTGACCCAATGAAAGGGATGACGATCCAGATCGCGGTCAAAACGCAGACCGGGGTCGACTCGCTGAACAATCCGATCTATACGGAGACCTACGAGGACGTCCCGGACGTCTTAGTGGGTCAACCGTCGACGGACGACGTCACGTCCTCGATACAGCTTTACGGGAAACGATGCGAATACACGCTCGGCATCCCGCGCGGTGACGAGCACGACTGGACCGATGCGAAGGTCATCATTTTCGGCAAGACGTACCGGACAATCGGTTATCCGATGCGAGGCATCGACGCGAATATCCCGCTCCGATGGAATCAGAACGTAAAGGTCGAGAGATATGGCTGAAAAAATTAGGTTCGTGATGAACAAATCCGGAGTGAAGGCACTTCTCGCAGGGGCTGAGATGACTGCGGTCTGCCAAAACGCCGCGGATCAGATCGCCGGGATCGCCGGGGACGGCTTCGCGGTCGACATCAAACGCGGGAAAGACGGTCGAGCAATCGGGCGAGTCCGCTCTGAGACCAAAGAGGCGATCCGGAAATGCCTCAAGGAAAACACCCTCGAAAAAGCGAAAGGAAGCGTCACTGTATGACCATTGAGCAGTACACAATCCAATACCTCGCGGAAAGCCTCGAAATTGGCGTTTCTGGGGCAGTTCCTGACGGCATGCGGGGAGAGTTCGTCACAGTCGAAAAAACTGGCTCGCACGTCGAAAATCACGTCAGGCGGGCAACGCTCGCGGTCCAGTCGTGGTCCGATTCGTTGGAGGGAGCGATGCTCCTCAATTCGCGGGTCGTCGCGACAATGAAAGCGATGAGCGAACGTCCGGAGATCAGTCGCTCGGCGCTCGAAGCGGATTACAACTGGACGGACACATCAACGAAGAAATGGCGATATCAGGCGACCTTCACGGTCGTCTATTTTTTGTAAGGAGGGAATAATATGCCCAACGTAGCAAACGTAAGCACAGGCAAACCGAAAGCCGCAGGGGCGGTCTTCCGGGCTCCGAGTGGGACGGCTCTGCCGACCGATGCAAACACGGCTCTCGCGGCAACATACAAAGAGCTTGGATATGTTTCAGAGGACGGCGTGACCAACAACAACAGCCCGGACAGCGACACGATCAAGGCTTGGGGCGGTCAGACGGTCTTAGTCGTGGTCAATGAAAAGACGGACGAGTGGACGCTGACTTTTCTCGAATCCGGGAACATCGACGTCCTCAAGACGGTCTACGGTGACGCAAACGTGGAAGTCAATGATACGACCGGGATGATCACCGTGACCGCGAATGCGGACCAGTTGCCGGAGGCGGTCTATGTTATCGATATGCGCCTCAATGGCGGCGGTCTGAAGCGAGTCGTGATTCCGAACGGCTCCATCTCCGAGATTGGCGAGATCGTCTATAAAGACGATGAACCTATCGGATACGAGGTCACGCTTCAGGCTCTGCCGACCGAGGCGGGGACGAATCACATCGAGTACATACAGCCTGCGACCTAAGGTCACAGGAAAAAGGAGGACCCATGATTCAGATCAAATTGAGCAACGGCTTCACGGGAGAGGTCGACGAGACCAGTTTCGACGACATGCGTTTCGTTGACCTTCTCGCCGGGAGCATCGACCCAGACATCTCCGACGGCTTGAAAATGGTCGCATTTTCGAAGTTGATCGGATACATCGTCGGAGACCAGAAAAAGAAACTCTACGATTGCATCGCGAAAGAGCACGGCGGGAAGGTCCCGGTCGCGGCGATGCAGTCCGTCCTCGGCGAGATCATGACTCAGGTGAGAGAGCTCCCAAAGTCATCGCCCTCGCCAACATGATCGAGGAGGACGAGGATGCTCTGATTTGCGACCTCGCAGAAACCTATGGAATATTCGAGTATCGCGCCCTGCCTGCTCGCAGGGTCGCGACGCTCGCCTGCGGTCTCCGCGACGATGCGCGAATCAAGATGAAAATGTCCGGGATGAAGGTCCCGGTGACGACCATGCTCCTCGGCTCGATCGCCGACGCAAACAATCTCTCGGTTTGGCAACGGACCAAGGACGGTCAGAAAGGGCGGAATCGTCCGGAGTCAATCCTCGAGGCGATGACCGCGACCCAGAAAGCTCCAGAGCTCGAGGGATTCGACTCTTTCGAGGAGTTTGATGCATGGAGAAATGGCATGCTGAAAGGAAAGTAAAATGGCAGACTTAGGGCAGGCATACGTCCAAATCGTACCCTCTGCGCGTGGAATCGGCGCAGGAATCGAGAAGGAGCTCAACGGCGGAGCCGGGGACGCAGGGAAAGCCGCAGGCATGTCTATCGGCGGCAATCTGGTCAGCACGATCAGAAATGTCATCGTCGCGGCGGGAATCGGAAAGGTCGTCGGCGATGCCATCTCCGCAGGCGCTGATCTCGAGCAACAGATCGGCGGCGTCGAGACCCTTTTCGCGGTCCCGGAGGAAATAAAGAAGGTCAACGGAGAAATCCTTGCCAACACGGGAAAATCTGCCGCAGAGATAGAAGCCATATGGCAAGAGCCGATCAACACGGTCCTCTCCAATGCTCAGAACGCCTACAAAGAAGCGGGCATGTCGCAAAATGAGTACATGGAAACGATCAACGGCTTCGCGGCGGCGTTGAATCAGTCGACGGGGGACGTCATGCGCTCCGCGGACGTCGGTCAGATGGCGGTCGTCGATATGAGCGACAATGCAAACAAAATGGGCACGTCGATCGATGCTATTAAGGCGGCATACAGCGGTTTTGCGAAGCAAAACTACACCATGCTCGACAATTTGAAACTCGGTTATGGCGGCACGGCGGCAGAGATGGCACGTCTCGTCAATGACGCGGGTCTGCTCAACGAGGCAGTCGACGCCAAGAGTATCAAAGACGTCGGACTGGACGTTATCTTTGAGTCAATTCACAAGGTCCAAGAGGAGATGGGCATCGCCGGGACGACAGCGAAAGAGGCGACCTCGCCCTTCTCCGGGTCTCTG